GATGGCCCGATGAAGGTGAATATACAGCCATCTTTTTAAATGTTCTCCCTGCACGCGCAGGGATGGCCCACGTCCCTGACGCGCAAACAGGAGCGAGAACGGGTTCTCCCTGCACGCGCAGGGATGGCCCTACTGTTGTTCTACTGGTTTGCCGACGTGGAACGTTCTCCCTGCACGCGCAGGGATGGCCCGACCTAGTGACCACATTTCGCGTTTTTCAGGACCGCCGATTATTTGAGGAACTGCGTCACAAACTTTTCTGCACGCCGTATGCCCGGAGTGAGTTCGCGAAATCAATCGAACTTCTCGAAGGGGATCGGGAAAAGCTTGATCCGGTGACGCGTGCATGGGCCTTCATTATTCGTAGTTGTTTCGGCATGTCTGGAAAACCACGCGTGCGCGTTTACAGTTGGGGACGCGCTTTTGATGTTGATGATCATCTTGCGTCGAACATCAATCGTTGGTTATGTCGGCTATGTCTTCTGGACGCAGTGCATTGGCGACTCATGATGGCACAGATTGACAACCGGGACGCGTTGACGGTCATTCGTTACTGGGACAATCCCGAGGCGGTTTTCTATCTCGATCCGCCGTATCCCAAACGTACGCGCAAATCGAAAAACGTCTACACGTGCGAAATGACCGAAGAGCAGCACAAGGAAATGATTGAGGTGATTTTGAACGTTCAGGGATGCGTAACGTTATCGAGCTATTACGTCGAAGAGATTCATAAACCGTTGGAGGATGCGGGATGGATACGGTTAGACTTTCCGACATCAGCACATGCGGCGGGACGCGTTCGCAATGCGGGCCTGCTAGGGAAGGGGAGCGCGACACTCAAAGCACCGCGTATTGAATCGGTTTGGATAAACCCCAAAGCGCAAAAGCACGTTCTTCCGGGCATCCTGAAATTCCGCGAATATGTCGCAACTCCCCATATTCTCGAAAAGCTTCTTCGCGATACGGATAACCCCACTCCCAACACAAGCAAGACCGAAGAAGCAGAGAGGCCTCCGGAACACGTTGCTAGCCAATTCCGTTTGTTTTAGTTCTAAACGTGCGTTCACTTTTGCTTTTGTGGGCATAGTCTTCTGCTTTTGCTTAGGCTTCTTCTGCCCGTAGGCTTGTCCTTCTAGGCCTAGGTAGGCTAAACGTACCCAGGCGGAATAGGGATAGCCTTTTAGTCTTTTTCTGCTTGTGTTTCAGAATTCACTATTTTGCTAACCATACTAATCGGGGTTTTGTGATTTTTGCCTCTTTTGTCGTCAAAAATCTGGGCATATATTGTGGCACAATGTGACACAATGGCAAAATGTAGAACAGCAAAAAAATTTTTTTGCGAACACTTGACAAGGCTTGACCGATATATAAAAATAGAGACAACAAAGCACAACCAAGCCTGCGTTAGCCGGTCTTTGACAATTAGGCCCGCAACACTCCCCAACAGGCCTGGGATTCTGTTGGGTAGGTCAGTAGGTCAGTAGGTCAGTAGGTCACTAGAACGGATAGGAGGCTATGCCATGACGCGGTTCGCCTGGTTTGTCCGTGGGATCGATTTAGATGTTGCCTATCAGTTAACCGGATGGCCTCGGGAGTGGGATGCGATTGCGTTAGAAGCCTTACAAGAGACTGGGCTTGATCAGAGGCCCGAAACGAGCGAACCCCCCGAGGAAATCGAAGTTTATGACGTTCCGCCTGAGGCCGTGAAAAAATTCGGTCTTCACGCCTCCGAACCGATGCTTCTGTTTATCCTAGAGGAGGCGGGCATGGCTATGTTGGCTAGCCCTGCCCCGATTTATGCCGACTAGCAGGCGGTAGGCTAGGCAGTCGCTGACCGGCTAACGTAGGGGAGTGTTGCGGGCTTCCCCTTTCAAACGATTCTATCCCTCTAGCAGCAAAGGAGCTCAGCAATGGCTAGGTCAGTTAGGGCAAGATGTGGTCATCGAGTCAGGATACCCAAGCGCCTCGCAAGGCCCCCATTCGATTGGTTACTTGTTGAACGAATCGCCTCTATCTGCCCTCGTTGCCAGAAGCGCGAAGAGAAAGAACGAAAGAAGACGACATTGCGATGGCTAAAGAAAAAGGAGAAGTAGCGATGTTCTATCCCGATTTGATTGCTACCTTTCTTGGCAACGTCACTCCCCTACGGTTTTTGAAGCGCGTCATAAAGCGCGGGGGAAACCTACGTGAATGTATTCGTCGCACAATTGCCCGGCGTGCTGAAAAAATCGCCAGGAGTGCTGGACGCCAACCAGAATGGCAGGCCAGCGAAGAATTGGTGGAGCGTCTTGCTCAGCGCGTACTTGTCGAAGCTATGTGTGCCAAGTGTGCGCGCATTCAATGGTATCTCAACGCGCTTGAGCCTGTCGATAGGGCAGTCGCGTTTTACGTTATTGCCGATTACTTTGCCCGCAAGGCGTTAGCACTTGTGTTGGAACTACTAGAGGAGGCCGACAAATGAAGAATCAACAGCACTGGCTATCCATGCGTTCGCAGAAAATTGGTTCAAGTGATTCGCCTGCTATTTGCGGCGTGAGTCCCTTTAAAACCGCATCCGATGTGTATTGGGAAAAGGTCACGGGGATTTCTCCGGAAATGACCGAACCAATGTATATCGGAACCGTTCTCGAAGACGCGCTCATCAAGTACGCGGAAGACAAACTGACCGAAATGGGTATCAGCGACAAATTGCGCAAGAACCAATTTCGCGTCAGTCCGCAAAATCCTTTATTCTGTTGTACTTGTGACGCGTTAGGAAAGCGCGTTTTGGTCGAGGCCAAAACGTCTTCATATCCTGACGCCTGGGGACAAAATGGAACTTCCGAAGTTCCCGATTATGTCCTAGTTCAAGTACAACACCAATTCTTTTGCACTGGGGCCGAAGTTTGTCTAGTCCCAGTGCTACTTGGCAATCCGCGTTTGGAACTCCGCTGCTATGTGGTGTACCCCAATGAGGATTTAATTTCGGCTATCGTTGAACGCGGCATTGAATTCTGGAACAAGCACATTCTCCCGCGTGTTCCGCCTGATAACGCCCCTCCCCCATTGGAGATTCTCAAGAAAATTCCACGCACTGGCAGCGTGGAACTGTCTCCAGAAGCAAACGCGCTCATCGAACGATATGTGCGCGTTCAAGACGAAATCAAAAGTCTAACCGCGGAGAAAGAGAAACTTCAGGAATTGCTTCTTCAGGCTATGGGCACTGCGGAACACGCGCACACTGACCTATGGGAAATCTCCTATCGGCAAGTTTGTTCCCGCCGGATTGATAGCCAGGCTTTGCGAGCGCGCTTTCCAGAGATTGCCGAACAAGTAACGCGTGAAGTGCAGTATCGCGAATTTCGAGTGAAGGAGGTGAAGCGATGAATCAAGAACGCGCACAATTCCCACAAAGTCTTCCTGCACAAGTGAGGCCGGCACTTAACCCCAAAGAGGCCATTGATATGCTGAACGAAATCGGTCATATCGACGTTCGCGCAGAAGTGTGGTTCAACAACCTTCGCGAACTGCTTCTATTCGCGAAGGCTATTGTCCACTCCCATTTGTGTCCTGAAGAGTATCAGGGAAGACCTCTAGACGCAGCAATGGCTATCGTCTATGGAACGAAGCTTGGTCTTTCGCCGTTTATGTCGCTTCAGTGCGTCGCTGTCGTGAACGGCCGTCCTTCGATTTGGGGAGATGCGGCACTTGCTGTTTGTCGGAGGCATCCGCTGTGGGTAGAGGAAGCCTTCTGCGAGGAGTTCATTTACGACAAGGAAGGAAGGATCATTGGGGCGAAATGCACCGTGCAAAGGAAAGGAGCGAATCCCATCACGCGTCAATTCACACTCCAAGACGCACAACGTGCTGGCCTGCTTGAAAAGAAGGGGCCTTGGCGAACATACCCCCATCGTATGTTGCAAATGCGTGCCCGGAGTTGGGCACTCCGGGACGCATTCGGTGATGCCCTCCACGGCATCAGTATAGCCGAAGAGGCCCAGGACATTGAAAGGCCAGAAGAAATGGAATCCGAACCCCAACAGGAACAACACGTGCCCGCAAACGTCAGGGCAAAACGTCTAGCCGCAAAAATCCGTGCCCAATCGCAAGAAGCACCGCCTTCAGAAGGGCAATCGGCACCGCAGGAACATGAGGCGAACGCAGCAAAACCGCCTGAGGAAAGCCTCCTTCCGTTCTAGTGGCCATTTATGCATGGCCATGGCCGACAAAATTCGGGGGGAGAGTCGATTTATGTCGGCCACACTTGAGGAAAACGAGGGGACGCAAAAAGTTTTCTCCCCCCCTCTCTCACTCTCCCCCCCTCTTTCAAAGTCTTTCTTGTTAATAACCCCCCCCTAAAGTCCCCCCCCTAGTCCTAGGGGGGAGACATTTTTGCAAATAAAGGGAAACAAAAATGACGGAGATAGACGATTTTCAACAAGGCCCGAATGCAAAAATCGACACAATCGCAAGCTTCTTCCCCTCCTGGGCACGATACCTTCGACGGTCACAACAAAACGGGGCAGAAGCCTACCTTCGAGAAGTCAGCGCCGCACTCGACGAACTCCCAAAATGGGCAATCGAAACAGCATGCCGAAAACTCCTGACAACGCACATCCCAACTGCCAACATCCCCTTCAAAGTCGCCGGTCTTGCCAAATCCCTAGCCGAACGCTCCGAACAACGACGATGGAAACGAATCGCAAACGGCCTCGACGTAGTCAGATGCCCAACATGCAACGACGAAGGAACTGTCCTTATCCTCGATCCCCAAACAGTCCAGCAATGCCTAGAAACAGGAAAACCCCCTAGCTTCCCCTACACGTGCGTAGCAGTCTGCAATTGTGAGGCGGGGGACAAAATCGCGGAAATGTGGAGTCGCGCCGGAGTGCGTGCGATACGATATAATAGCAAGAGGCACATAATCGCGGATAGGATTGTAGGGGTAAAAGAGGAATATGAAGCGTTGTGTGGGGAGTTCCTGAGCGAGCGAGAAGAAGAAGGAGGCGGCTATGACGCGACTTAAAGAGGCGTTCCAACGATTCAACCTTTTGACGATTGATGATTTGGTAAACGCGTTCGGCGTGCACAAAAGAACGCTTATGCGTTGGATTGAGGTCAAAGGCTTCCCCAAGCCTATCCGCCTTGTTGGTTCGAAAAAAGTGTGGAAACGCGAGGAGGTCATTGACTGGCTACGGAGGAACAACGATAGCACGAACGCGGAGGAAATTTTGGAATGGCTAGTCCCCTCGTACAGTTCCGCATTAGAGGAATCCCAACAGGAAAAGGATCACTGCGGGCAGTGGCAATCCGAAGACGCGATGGAAGCGTTGTCGCCAGAGTCGTCAATAGCCGAAGGCAAGTTGCGTGGGAGGCGAAAATAGCCGAAGTAATCTCGCGTGAATGGACACAATCCCCAATCGAAGACGCAATAGCAGTGCGTGCGGTGTTCCTCTTTCCACGGCCAAAAGCTCACTTCAGAAAAAGAAAATACACTGGGCCCGAGTTGCGGCCTGACGCGCCGAAGTATGTTGCGCGTAGGCCGGATTTGGACAAGCTTTTGCGTGGCCTGCTTGACGCACTGCAAGGGGTGTTGGTTCGCGATGACGCGCAAATTGTAAGCATAGAGGCGTGCAAGCGATTCGCGTCAGAAGGGGAGTCGCCAGGGGTTATTGTTGAGATTGTCAAATGCAATGGAGAGGTGTCGAAAGATGAAGGTTGAACAAAAGCTTAGGCTTGGACGTTGGTTGCACGCGTGGCTTCGCGTTGTTGACCGGCTGCAACCCTCGGATTTGGGAGTTGTGGAATATACGGTGATGGCCATTCGCGACGGAAGGGCATCGCCTGTTGAATCGGGAAGCTTTTGTGAGTTCGGGCCGGGGATAACCCCGGAGGTTGTTATTGCCCTTGCGGCGAGAAGTGGGGAACACGTTTGGGATGTGCTTGTTGACTTGGCGAAGGAGTTCGCGCCGGAACTACACGCGGCCTATTTGAAGGAAATCCGCGAAGGAGTGAATCAAAAAGCTACTGAAAGGATTGATTGCATGGAGGGATACGCGCTTCGCTGGTTGGCAAGTCATATCGTGAGACTTCAAAAGATGTTTGGGGAATCCGGCGAAGGGGATGTTGATTTCGATTGTGTTTCGTAGTGTTTGGAGTAGTGACGCATGAATACTGAGGTCTTATTGCGCGAGATTTGGCATTGGGCAACGGCGAACGGCTATCCGCGGATTAAAGACGAAGAGGGTTTTTTGACAATGTGCGGTGGGAAAGCGCCGTGGTTGTGGTTCATCTACCATGTTGAGAAATTGCGGCCGGAGTTGCAAAGGGCAATTCTGCGTCGGACTGTGAAAGCAATCCGTGCGATTTGTCCTGGTGCTCGGTTTGAGGGCATTTCTGAATCCGAATTGGAAGAAAGTGAAAAGCGTCGAAGAGGGGGGCGGAAGTGATGAGTGAGAACAAATTTGAAGTCTATGCCGAACGCTTGTGGGAATGGGCCTCACGGAGGGACTTTCCTGCGCTTAGGGACGAGTTGGGAACGGTAGTTAGATCGGGGTTTTTCGCGTGGGCACGATTGTATGAAAAGCTTGTTCAGTGGCACGGCGTTGTGGCCTGGGATGTGCTGGATAGGGTTGCGTTGCTGTTTGGGAAACGTTTAGATCGGCCTGAGGAGTTCGCGGATTTCCGCGTAGAGGAATTCTTTGATGGCCGTGCTGGCATAGATGTGCTTTTTGATTGGGCAGAGGCGTGGGGATTTCCGGAACTAGCAGAAGGAAGCTTCTATCTGGTTCCTAATGGGGGACGTGATGCTTGGGAACGACTTATGGAAAATGTTTCGTGGTTGAGTTTTGAGGGCAGGAAGGCGGTAATTTCGCGGCTAGTTGGGGCCGTGAATGAGTTCCGAAGGAGGGCCTTTGCCAAGCTTTCTGTAAGTCGGAAGGAAGTGGGAACTGCGTCGTAGGCCGTGGTGATTCTTTGGTAGTTCGGTCAATAGAGTGAAGATTGCGATTTTTGGGGTTTTGAGAAGGGGGAGGCCTGGGATGGTGTAGGAGTCGAAGGAGCGGGGAAAGTCGCCTCAGAAGGCCAAAAGTGGGCCTTTCTGAGGCTTTTTTCGTTGCTGTGTGAGTCGGCGGAGTGGGGCAAGGGTGATTCCTTGTTTTGTTTGTTGGTCAGCATTAGGCACATTAAAAAAAGGTTAGACGTAGTACCCCAGAATGGCCTTCTGGGTTTCATAAGTGAAGTCCCCTAAGTCCTCGAGCCGTACGCAAACATAACCCTGGCAAATCAGGACGGGGATTCTCGCCGTATTGGACGGGAGGCTTGGGGCGTCACAGAGGCAGTTTGCTTCTTGAAGGATTAGATTACTTGCGTATCTCACCGACTCCGTGCGCGTCAGTTTGAGGGCCTTTCGCAAGGCTTCAACGAGTTCCGCCGGATTGTCGTTCATCGCGTCTTCTCCTGTTTTCGTTTTGTGTCCGTGGCCATTATAATGTCCTTGGGGATTGGTGTTGCGGGGCTTGTCGGGAGGCGTCCCGCCTGTGCCCGTCTTGGCGAAACGCGCAGTGTGCGATTCGGAAACGCGCGTGTTGAGTTTAAACGCGGATTTCTTCGATTTGTAGATGGCTATGCGCGGGAGTTGGGTTAGACTGCGGGCAGTGGGGCTTCAGGAAGTTGGGGGATTAACCCCCACGGAGGCGGCGGAGATAACTGGCCTCCCGAAGAAGGCCGTCCTCAGCATTAACCCCGCACAGTTTGGGACGCTGATTCCTGTTAGGCCTGAATGGCGATTTGACCGCAGATTCTGGGGACTTGGTTTAAGTCGTATTGAACAACGAAGGAGGCATGGAAATGGACTACGTGAAAGAGGTCAAGGAGTTCATTCAGTCGATTAAAACGGCGTTGACTGATGGCCGCATTACTGTTGGGGAGGCGGTCGCCATTCTGCGCGAATTCCTCGATGTGGTATTGCTTTTCGTTGACGCTGTTGGAGTGGCGACTTTCAAGGCTATGCCGAAGCAGGAGAATCAGCAGTGCCAGGAGTCGGATGGCCTCTGGTAGTTCTGCTTGCGTTATGCCAAATCGTTGGGCCTGAGCGCGTTGAGTGCGGCGATTTGGCCGTTTTTCGACTTCCGGCCGATGTGTCGCAATTCGCGTGGACTGCGTTCCCTGAGGAATTTGAAACGCGTTTTGTTGACGTGGTTCTTGCGACAGGTGAACGCGCACTAGTGTTCGCCGCAAGGAGGCCCGGAAGGATTACCCTTGTTGTCGCATTGTGCCAAGACGGAGTTCCTACACTCCTAACGCATCAGTTCGAGAACGTCCTTTCTGAACCAGAACCAAAACCGGGGCCCGTAAACGGAAACAAGCCTGACTTTGTGCCGCCTTTCGTCCTCTTGTGGGTAGAGGAGTCCTCGCAACGAACACCAGAACAAGCGGCCGCACAAAACGACAAAACAATTCGTGAGGCACTCGCCAAGGAGGGTTGGAAATTGCTTGTCGTCGACAAAGACGCGAAAGACGCATCAGGCCGAGTTCCCGAAAACCTGGCCCCATGGCTAGAAATCGCAAACAGGAAAGGCCTCCCGCGGCTATTTGTCATTTCTCGTTCTGGGGCGTATCGCGATTACTCAGCACCACGAAATGTTTCTGAGTTCCGCCAGATTCTGCGCGAGTTGGGATTAAGGCTTCAGGAAGACCTTGGGCAGAGTCGCGCAAGTGTGCCCAGAAGCCTTCATTCACGCTGCCCTTCAGGTGTTTGTGTGATCGTGCCATGAGCGTGAGGGCAATTATTGCTGGAAAGGAACGCGTGCTTGGTTGTCTTCCGCGCACTGCGGAAGCAGGGAGCATTTTTCCCGTCTTCGGATCGGACGGGAGAATTCCGGTTATCCCTAGAAGCGAGTGGAAAGCGTGTCGATGGGATCACTTCATTTTGAACGTCTATGATCAAAAAAACACAGGGATGTGCAATGCGTTCGCGTCAATTCAGGCTATGCACATGTTGCGACAGGCGGCGGGGTATGCTCACGTAGAACTATCCGCGGGGAATTTGTATGGCAGAATTAACGGAGGTCGCGACGCTGGTTCTACCTTAGTTGACGCGATCCGTGAATTGCAAACGCGTGGTGTTTGTCGTGCCGCGCTTGTTCCTCATTTCGATTGGCAACCATATAAATGGCCTCCCAACTGGGAAGACGATGCGCGTCGGTATCGCGTTTTAGAAGCTTGGGACTGCCCAACGTTTGAGCATATCGCCAGTGCGATTCAACTCGGTTTTGGGGTTAATGTGGGTATCCTCATTGGGCCTAACTTTGAGCCCGATAGGACTGGTTGGGTTCCTGATAGAATTGGGGCTGCCGGCGGGCATGCTATGTGCGCGGTTGGCCTAGATCGCCGTGGCGATACTTGGGGCGTTATGGTTGTTAACTCTTGGGGGGTTGATTGGGGGGACGAAGGCTTTGCCATTGTTCCTGAGTCGTATTTCCGAGATACGTTTTGGACTGACGGATGGGCCATTCGCGTCGTTACGCATGAGGATACAGAATGACACAAGATGCGCGCTTGAACGAAATTAAGGAGTCCCTGAACGAACTTCGGCAAATCGTGCTAGAAATACGCGCTTGCGTCCCCTACGTCGAACGTCGTCTTGAGCGACTCGAAAAGGAAGTGTGGGGAAATGGGCAGGTTGGCCTCAGTGCGCGAGTCAACGCGATTTTGTGGTTGTTGGCCATCAGTATTAGCATGGTAGGTTTGTCCCTAGGCCTGAATATCCAAAAGATTCTGCCATGGTAGACTCAGTTATAAAGGACCTCGTTGGCCTGAAACCTACGCAAAAGAAATTCCTTGCGGCCTACGCGCAAACGTTCTCCGTTGTACGCGCCGCGCAACTGTCGGGCGTATCAAGGAAAAACCATTACTACTGGCTAAAGACGAATCCGGAATATCGCGAGGCGTTCAAGCAGTGCGTCAACATTTGTACCGACAAACTCCTTGGCGAGTTGTATGAACGCGCTTTCGATAGAAAAGACGCGAAAAGTGTGACGGCTATAATCTATCTCCTGAACCAACTAAAACCGAATTGGGCCTCCGAGTTGGTCGATATCTCCGCTGCTGTTGCTGAGTCCGAAAGCGACTTTGATATTGCGCGTGATTTGGAAGAACTCCTAGATGCCTACCGCCGTGCCTACGACAGGAGCCCAACAAGCGCGACAATCGATTCTGGCGATCGCGCGCCGCGATCTCCTGCTTTTCACGTGCCTAACGAAGAAGGATTACAAAGCGAATTGGCATCACCGCCGGCTAGCTGAACACCTGCAAAAAGTTCTGACCGGCGAAATCCCTAGGCTAATCGTTTGCATGCCTCCTGGGCACGGAAAAAGTGAGCTAGTTTGCCGACGTTTTATTGCGTGGGCACTCGGGCGCCAACCGCGTCTAAGAATAATCCTTGTCACGCACACGGCGACGCTTGCCCTTGCTCATAGCCGCGATATCAGGAGAATCCTTAACGACGACACTTATCACGCGATATTCCCCGAAATGCGCGGTTATCGTGCTGGGGCGTTTTTGCGCGACCGCGAAGACTTCTGGGAACTCTCCCCCGGTGGCTATGTGCGCGCTTGTGGTGTTGGGGGAGCGATCACCGGTTTGCGCGCAGATATCGCCATAATCGACGATCCCATAAAATCCCGAGAAGAGGCCGAAAGTCCCACATTTCGCGATCGCATCTGGGAGTGGTTTTGTTCTGACCTTTACACGCGTCTAAGCAAGGACGGAAGAATTGTGATATGTTCCACTCGCTGGCACCGCGATGACCTGGTTGGTCGCGTTCTTCGACAAGAGGCGGAGAAATGGACTGTCCTGGTCTTTCCTGCGATTCTCGAAAATCCTACTTCTGGCGATCAACGTCAGATTGGCGAAGCCTTGTGGCCGGAGTTCGCAAGCAAGGAGGTGTTGGAGAAGATACGCGCTCAGGATATCAAGGCTTTTGAGGCGTTATACCAACAGAATCCGGCGGAGGCCGAGACAGTCGAATTCCCTGACTCCTACTTTGGCGATTGGCTATGGCTAGACGAATCGCGATGGCCTCCGCCTGCTACGTACTGGGTTATGGCGATTGATCCTTCACGTGGTAGGCAGGATAGGCCCGGAGACTACACGGCTATCGTGCTTGTCGGTGTTTCCCAGGATAGACACTTGCTTTATGTGGACTCTGATATAGCTATTCGCAATCCCGAAGAGACTATAAGGAAGGCCTTAGAGTTTTACGAAGAGTATCGGCCTAGTTGGGTAGTTGTGGAAACAAATCAGTACCACGGCCTGTTTGAAAGGCTTTTCGAGAAGGAGGCCCAGAAGCGCGTAGGAATCCGGATTTCCCCTTGGCCAATCACCAACGTTGAGAACAAGCTTATGAGGATACGCAGGCTTCATCCGTTTTTGGCACATAGGGAAATCCGTTTTCGGGATACCCCTCATAACCGGCGATTGGTTGACCAACTGCGCGAATTTCCCATTGGGAGATATGACGACGGGCCTGACGCACTGGAGATGGCCATTCGCGTCATTCTCCAATCTGCGGCGTTTATCCCTGAACGAAGAACCGTTAATTGGGAACCCCCGGCTAGCGTCCCACTCTAGTCAGGAGAAGGAACGATGTTTGACGTTTTTCGCGAGGCTGACGCGAGAATTAAGCGCGAACTAGAAGCGCAATTCTGGAAAACAGGATTTGGCAAGCTCGTGCAGAGATATCGCGGTATTGGTCGCGTCAATCTTGCTGACCTTCTCGGTGTTGTGTCTGACGTATCGGGCCTCGGTGACCTAGTCAATCCGGTTTTGCGCGAAATCAGGAGTATTGAGCGATACTCACGGCTAGACTATTCGCGATATCTGCGCGCATTCCTACGTCAGCTAGGCCCGGCGGGCAGACTACTTGACTTCTTGGCTAGGGGGATGACCAAGCGCGGAAAAACTGACGCGATTTCTGCGGCCATTGAACTACTACGCGCTTTTGGTTTTGAGGTGCTACCTAAACCGGGGTTGCCATTGTCTCCTACCGAGTTGCGTCGCGCAGTTGAGGCCGCTAGGCAATTCCTTCTCTGGGCAGAATCGCAAGAACCGATCCGCGAACGTGTTCCGGTTTATCCGACTCGTACGATTCAAGAGCGATTGAAAGAACAAGGAGAGAAAAGGACATTTGCGGATTACATTCTTGTTCCGTTTGGTAGGGGAGCGAGGCGCGTTCCTGCTACGCATCCCCTTGTGACCGGTGAAATGGTTCAAGTAGACTCAACCAATGTTCATTCGATTGGCTATGACCTAGATACTGGCATACTGTATGTGCGGTTTTGGCATAAACGTGTTCGAGAACGTCGCGTGTACTATGTGCCCGGGGCGTTATACGGATACCGCGGGGTTACTCCAGAAGAGTTTGAAGATTTCTTGCGGGCACAGTCGAAAGGGGAGTGGGTATGGGATCATTTACGTGTTCGGGGTACTGTTTCCGGTCATCAAAAAGACTACTTCTTGGCAGGGATATCCGGCGGCTATGTTCCAAGGAAGGCTACTATGCAGGTGATCACCGATCCGGAAACAGGAGAGAGAAGGCTTGCCGAGGTCTTTATGCCTAGGACGGTTTTGCTTGGGGGGAGATTTATTGAAAGCCTTAAGCCTATGGAAGTTGTGCAAGTGTTAAAGGTTGTTTCTCCCCCCAAGCCTGGCCTCTATCTCGGCTAGCCGGTTTTCCTAGGCCTCCCAACCGGCCTACGTTTTTCCGTGAGGGCCTGAATGATATCCTCAGTAAGAAGAAGCCTGCCGTCCAATTTCGGGGGCCTAATCTGGTGCCGCCTCAGCATTGTTCGTACCGATATCGGTTTGACGTTTAGCAGTTTGGCGACTCCTTTCGGCGTGAACACATACATATTCCCGAGGCGGCAATAGTCAATCCCCTCACGTAGCCTAGCTAAGAAGTTTCTCCAATCGCTCACCATATGGCCGCACTCCCATAGTCAGGAGATATCGCACTTCCTCAAGCAGTGCTGCTTCACTTTCGAAGCCTTTGCAGAAAACGGTAAACGGATATTTCTTAACGTAGAATTTGCGATACCCACGGGATTTCAGCAAGTCTTGCAGTTCCTCACTGCAGTTCTCCACACATAGTTCATGACGTGAAATGAGGCCTGCCGTACTAATGTACATACGCGCAACAGGATCACTTTTGGCCTGGGCAAGCCTTCGCGCTTCTTCTTCCGCCTGCCGTGCTTTCGCCAATTCCATTTCGTCATTTTGCAAAGCCTTCTCCAAGTCAATCACGGTTAACATCTTTTCAAATTCCATTGGGCATAGGTTTAGGACTGCCTTGGCCTCCTGAAGCATATCCTCTAAACCGTTAGCCTCATACTCCCAATGTGCGGGCCGGTTTATCGACTGCCCCACAAATCGCCAACCGCGAGCCTTGAGTTGGTCTTTGACTTTGTAGCTACGATAGCAGGCTAATCGCCAATGGCCATCCCCCGATACCGATTCGACGGCTAACCGGGGCGTTTCCTGTTGCTGTTGGCAGTGCCAACAAATCTGCTTGCCTAGTTCCTCAACTCGCGCTTGTACTTGCTTCTTTGTTCCCCAAACATTCACTTCACGAACACAACCACAAGCGAATTTGACTTTGGCCATAGCCAATTCTCCTGTTGTCTGCTAGCCGATAGCCGATTGCCCACAACCCATAGCCG